TTCTAGGAGTGATCAATGGCAGGAGCAGACTTCAATTATCGCCCTTTCTGCATTTAGGGGCGCACCTTGATCGGGCATTCAGTTCTCCTGTCTCTCAACTACAAAGCAATACTGCTCTACTTGGTAACCCAGTTAACCTGGGAGATTTTGAGGCTGTCCATTGCCCGGATATCAGAAAAAGAGGGATGGCTGTGCGGGTTCGTGGCCCGTGGCGGCACGACCCGCCTGCTCACCTGTCCTTTCTCTTAGTCTGAAAATCCTACCTTTGGTACCCCAGTTGGTCTGGGAGATGTTTAGGCTGTCCACTGCCAGATGTTGAGGCTATCCACTGCCTGGCCCGCCCGGGGGCTCAAGGGAGCTTAATGCCAGCCGTCTTAGCCGCACGAGCGCGGTTAGACTCCCAAGCTTGGCGACGCTTGGCATACTGGGCATCATCTTCACCTTCTTTCCTTCCGGGTGCCGACCATTGGCAAGGGCACACATGCGGTTCACCCGTCTTCTTCAGAACAATTGGGTGGTCACACGCATCGGCCTCAGCCTTCCCTTTCTCGCTGGCAAGAGACGGGAGTGGTGGTGCAGCCTTCGCGTCAGCCTTGGCGGTTGCGCGACTCTCGTGAGCATGCTTCTGTGTGCTACGACCGATCTTGATGATGTCCTCAGGGCCCAGGGTTGCCCCCGCCGGTAGGATCACTTCACCGTCGATAATAGTCACAGCCTTAGGGAGCACTAGCTCGACCTCGCCGAATCCAGGGCAGTTGAGCAACTGGCCCATATTGTTGACGAGTCCAAGCCATGCGACCATGCAGTCACGATCCAGGCTGAGCTTGAGACAGGCGTCGTCTATGCAGAAATCCATCCACGGTGCGCGGACGTTAACGACAAAACCATCATCTCCAGCTGTTGGGCGCTTCCAGCGTCCCGTACGCTCAGCCGCATCCAGTAGCTCTTGCACAATGGGTGTGTTACTATCCGTGCAGGCTAGACTGGTGAGCTTCTCACACAACTTGGCAGTTTGTTGCCCATGAAGTGTGGCGTTGGTATCGGTAGTGAGGTGCCACTTAACAATCGACCGACCGAAATCGATCATCGTATTAGTGTCACCGGTGAACACGAGATCGCTATAGTACCGACCCAAGAAGTTCACACCAAGACAACCACGGCGGACGAACACGCATTCCATGCTCATACCGAAGTCACTTGCCACTTTCTGGAAGATATCCGCATCTAGGTCAGCGGTGAAACCATCGTCCCCACCATAAAGACCAATGCCAACCCATGCCTCTGCAGGTGTCAAGCCTTGCAGGCGCAGCGCGGCGTAGGAAAAGAATGCACTGCGCGCGGAGTTCAACGCTGCGGTGTCTGGGAAACCGGACAATTGTGTCTCATCAGTCCAGTATTCAAATCCATCCGGGGTCTGGGCAATGTAACGAAAGGTCTTGCGTCGCAATTTGAACAGGCGAGCATGGTGACGTTTGGCGTACGCACGAGCGAGGAGCATCTGATCGAACTCACGAAGGGCCAGCTTAACGTTGCCGTCAAACCGGTTCGCATCGGTGTCGAGGATTCCTATCTTAGCGCTCTGGGCGACAGCAGCCACGGCCACATGGATCTGGGCGGGCTTCATGCCGAATGCATACCAGGGACAACTTCTGCCTCCACTCATGCCAGGTTGGCCACAGTCAGTGAACTGTGTGAAGTGGTCTGCGAGCGGGTACATGTACTGACTCCACTCAAGCATAACAATGGGTGCGGCAGGACTGATGATCCTTGGGTCTGTGGGCTTCCCGTAAGTCTCTCGTTTATTGAACACTTGCAACTTAAACGGGTCTGGGCGTCCACTGAGGGCAGTAGCGTTTCGCTTGGCCTGGCTGGGAGCCGGCTGGCGCTTCAACACCTCTTCAATGGCACAGGGATCGAGCACGCCCGCAACAGGAAACAGTTGTTGGCAGAACTCAGCAGCGAGAGCGATGTACTGAACAGGCATCTGATCCACTCTGTTACCAGTGAATTTCTTGACGCGCCCTTCAGCTGCTTGGACTTGTGCTGGCAAACCGCCGAGCGGAACATAGGCTCCTCCGACTACAAATGGCTTCATGAACGGGACAGCAAGAGGCTTCTCAGTTAAGCCATCAATATTGCTCGTGTACTTCCTTTCACCTACCATGGCGGTTCCAATGGACAAAATTGGCAGTGGTCCAGGATTGGCCTTGAAGAACTCAGCCAACAACCCTGCCTTTCCCCGCAATTGCACCATGCGGTTCTCCAGCTCCAATGCGATCGTTGCGTGGGCCTGACCGTAGGAGCTCGCACAAGAGAGGAAGTGACAGCGGGCTGCCTCAAAATCCGTCTCCGGGAGTGTGAGAGCGTAGGGGCTATCTACGCGCCCAATGGACACTGTGGTACCTGCTGAGGTCATTGTCCGCAAACAAACGAAGCCTTCACAGACGTTCGGTTTGATGCGCTCCAATGTCGCCCCTCGAAGCAGGCCCAGGCCCCTCGCCAAACGTGCAACCAGCGCCTTGAAGCCGGTATAATGGGCGAGAGGTGTGTACAAAACGACTGCTCGGTCGTCGAACACGTGTTTGACGTCTTGCTGGTACACGGTGAATGACCCCAGCAAACCTAAATAACCATGGTCGACGACAAAGACATCGTCGGACGTATGATTCCAGAGGTGATGCTTATATCGAGCACCCCCTGAAACGTTCATGTTATAGCACCCATCCTTGTCGAAAGAGGCAGTGACCTCCTTATCGCTCCGGCCCACCTGTGAAGGCAGAATGGTGTACATGAGTATGGGCTTTCCATCAGAGTAAACAAACGGCGTCTCGGGGTAATAGTCAACGTCAACCATGACATGCATGCCAGCATCGCTACTGGAAAGCAGGGGACGGACAACCACATCCTTGAAGTCGTAGTACTCACGCGTGCCACTATAACCGTGGTCCAAGTCACGCTTGGAGCACTGGTAGAACTGCGGTAGCAGTCCATTTGTAGTAGCAAGGCGGGCGGCGAAGGCACTCGCGAGGGAACGGTACTTTGCATGGACTGGGTGCGTATGGGACTGATCAGAGGATTTCTCCTGCTGACCCTCCACATCCGCTTGGACCTGCATATCCTTGAAAGCATAACGCAGAGCCACATGAGCTGGCTCGGCATGCAATACCTTGGACAACAGGAACCTCCCGTAATAGTAAAGACCGGCGCCGCCAACGAGCAACCCTGCAGCAACAGGCAGGGCGTATTTGGCGACGTCTTGAAGAGTGACGGAATCCGAAGAAGCCATCTGAGATTTAGTTCGCGTCTCAAGCGTAATTCAC